GATTGCTTGTTTCTTAGATTCTTGCTCTCTTAATTGTTCTACAAAGTTTTCTTCTAATTGTGGCATAATAATAGATTTTCTACTAAGATACCAAATTAAGTGTTTCGTGTGTAGGGTTAGCGATCGCGTCTAATTTAGCGTCAAGTCCTGCTTTAAGACTTTCTACGTCTAATTTGTCCTCTAACCAATTTTCTACGTCTGAGATCGTAACGTCTTCAAAAGGAATAAATGCATCCGCTTCCGGTGATTCTACTCCTACTGAGCCATATACATCAGCGATATTACCCTCTGCATCTTCTGCTTGGTATCTCCAATGGATAGATTCAATTACTTTCTCTAATCCTAATTCTTCGTTGTTTAATTGGGTATGCAGTCCGCTAATTACCCATTGATAAGTGTTTGCCATTTTATTCTTCTATTATTTTTAAAGGTTCTACTATTACTTTTCCATTTTCATTAGTCCAAGATGTATCGTACATATGTTGGTCGTGTCTTTCTCCAATAACTAACCAAGATACAATAGCATCTGATTCTGAATTTTGACATTCTATTGTTAAGATATTTCCCTCCACGCTTCCTCTTACCGCATCCCAATCTGATTCGTTAGAAGTATAAGTATGAATATCTCTATTTAATAATACAAAAGTGCCTTCTGTCATTGTAGATTCCTCATCTAAATTTATAGTAGCAGAACCATTTACAAGTTGAACTTTTCCTCTATATATATTATTTGCTTGAGGTGATTCAACAAAAGAGTGTACTAAGTGATGTGTATCTTTTTTATTCTCTAACGGATGGTCTATTTTAAAAGAACCTGAACCCTTTGATAAAGAAGCAGAAATATCCACATCTCCTGTCACTTGTAAAGCTACTTGCGGATTATTATTATTTATGCCCACATATCCCGAACTGTTAATACGCATTCTTTCTGTTGCGGTAGTTCCAAGTATTAAATTATTAGTAACGTGGTCATATTCCACATATCCTCTTGCTGCTGCGGCATTATCACCAAAAGCTAAAATACCTGAAGCCGTTTGATTACTTGATATATGAATAGTAACATCAGAACCACCAAAATCTGCAACATCTAATTTATAACTTGGAGTTCTACCTATCCCTACATTACCACTTGAGTCGATACGCATTTTCTCAGAAGAAGTACCCGAATTAGTAGTGTTGAATATTAAACTACCATAATTAGTACCGCCTGCAGTTCTTTTACCTTCAATTCCTGCTAAGTTGATACTTGATGAATTGTTGTAAAAATCTATTTTAGAAATAGTATCCTCAGCACTTGGAGCAGTACCCGATAATCTCACATTACCACTTGAGTCTATGCGCATACGCTCTGAGCTGTTAGTATAGAATAAAGAAGTGTTAATTCCATTGTCATACAAGAAACCTCCTACATAATTAGCATCAGAATCTCCAACCCATACACCACCTAAATTACTTGTACCTGCCACACAATGCAAATAAGCATTAGATGCAGTGTTTTGAATACTAAGAAGTTGTTGAGGACTCGAAGTACCTATCCCTACATTACCCGCAGAGTCGATACGCATACGCTCTGAAGAATCATCTCTAAATCTCACATCTTGAGCGTGTATCTGCAAAGGTCTTGCATTACCACCACCTGTTTCAAGAGCGTGTATTCTTCTTATTGAATCTGTAGAGTTATAATCTAATCTTACTACTGCACCTGTTGCACTATTGGTATTTACTTGCAATCTACCATTTGCAATATCTACATTACCGCTTGAGTCGATACGCATACGCTCTGTAATACCCGTATAGAATGTAAGACCGCTTCCTGCTGCACCAATAGCACCTACCTCTGAACCATCTCTGTTAATAGAGAGAATTTGACCATCAGTAGTATTTCTATTTAAATATAAACTTCTATTACCGCTTCTTGATGCTTGAATAGCACCTACTGAACGAACTGAAGCACCTGTATCAGTATTCCCAATTCCAACAGTAAGATTCGTTGTACCAAAGCCAACTCCATCTGAAGCAGCATCTACATATAGTGTATTCGTATCTACTGCAAGGTTGCCTGTTATCGTTACGCCATTTCCCGACCTTCCGACACTAAGAGCCGAAGCATTACCTAAACCATCCTCAATTAAGGTAACACCCGAAACATCTAAAGCCTCGTTATCTGTTGTTTTTAAAAGACCATCGTATGTGTCTTTAATTTTTGTGTTTGTTAATGTTGCCATATTTTTGTTTATCTAATTTTTAAGGCTCTGAATCCCAGAATCCAATTTTATTGTTTACTTCTCTGATCGCAGCTTCTACCGTTGTAGCACTTATGTTTGTATCTGCATTGTTAAAAGCTACTAACGAACCTAACATCTCTGTCTGCATTAAATCAAAACCACTACCATTATAACGATACAAACCCTTTTGTTTGCGGTTAATACCTATAATTCCCGTAGTTGTACGAACTAAATAAATATCTCCTTCGTATAACTTATCGACTGAAGCTAAGTCTGAAAAAGTCTCTACTGCTCCATCGACTACATCGTCAATCAAGTAAACAGAACCCCACCCTATGTTATTTCTTTGGTAACTCATTCTTCGCTTGTTGCTTTAAGAATTGCTTTAGTTTAATTATATTTTGACTCTTAGGTTTGTATCCTTTTTCTTTCACAGTACCCATCCGTTAAAAGTTGCATCTGTATCTGGGTGAATATCATCGTTAGAGTTCGTATAGTACTCAGGGAATGAAGCTTGATTAAAACTCATATAATCAATAAATCGTCTTGTGTAATACTCTGCGATATCTCTTTCCTTATTAATCAAGAAGTCGATCTCCTCTTTTGTTGCTGACTCACCATTTTCCGAAGTGTGCTTAAATACTCCTCCGTTCTTAACTTGATAAGCTGCAAAAGGTAAGTAATCCACTATCGCATAGTGAATAAGCATAGGCTGAATAAAGTCGTTTACTAATTCTAAATAATCACCGCTCAAAGTACCCGCAATAATATCAGCAGCAATCTTGTTGTATAGATCAGTTCCTAAATAGTTTCTAATATGTATTTCTTGAGCAATCTTGATGTACTGAATGAACTTATCCGTGTCCACATTACCATCTAAGATGCTATTCTTTACTAAGTCTTGTCTTTTTATAAATAACGCTGTAGCCATATCTTATCTTGGGTTTACAAATCCTTCATTCGGCATATCAACAGGTCGCTTTGCTACTAAAGGGTCATTCACAGGAGGAACAAACCCTGCTCTTCTTGCCTCATTAACTGAAACTTGTTTATCATTCTTTAATCCACTCTCAGGTAAAAATTGTCCTTGAGGATTACGCTTTCTAAAGTAAGTCTTACGCATCCAGAAGTGATGACATCTTGCTCCACCTTTATATAACCATATATCGTATGTTGCTGCACCGCCTACTCCAAATCCTGCGTTTACCGCTTGACTTGACATTCTCTCGATATCCTCTTTGCGATATATCTTCTTAGCGTTTACCATCTTCTGACAAAACTCTCTTGAGTTGCTTGATGCTCTAAGAGGTGCATACTGATATCTTACTTTAAATAATGCGATATCTTGCTCACTCTCTGCATTAGGTCTTGCTCTACCTGTACTTGCAAGTCCGATCATCTTATCTAATGCTTCTTCTTGCTCGTAATCTACAGGTCGCTCATCAACTAACTCCCACTCATCTAAATCCTCATCTTCTCCGTACTCTTCTAATGCCTCAAAGATTTTATCAAAGTCATCGTCAGATAAATCCTCTTTATCACTTGACATCTTTACTCCTGTCTCTTCTTCTACCTGCTCTTTAGTCATCGCATTATCAAGCTCTGTAAATTCAAGAGGCTGTAGTGTTTTAAAGTACAGTTTAAGAGAGATATTATTGAAAGCTAATACTGACTCAAAGGCATCAAGTAAAAGTGTCTGAAATGGTCTAATAACCGTGTTATCCATCAAGGTAGAAGCAGTCTTTAATTCATCTGCGTTGTTACCTAATCCTGTTTGGTCTTTAATACCTAATAACATAGGAGAAACTACTCGGTGAGAAACCATAATCTTACGCATACTCTCATCGCTTAGGAATTGGTATTGATTATGTGCATCACTTAACTGAACAGGCTCTATAGAAGCTGCTGACTCTGAGTTGTCGTTAAAAGCTAATATGAACTTACCTGCATTAGATGAACCTGAGAACTTCTGATAGATTCTCTGCTCAATCAAAGTACGCTCTTCCTCATTAGGTACTCCATTATTGAAGTTAATCAGCATACTCGGAGCAAGTCCGTTCATTATGTTGTTTAGGTGATAGTTTGATATCTCCTCTTCTAATTCTGAGTACTGTAACCCTCCTTGATAATCTACAGGTGAGTAGTAATAGAATCCTGCTCTATAAGGCTTTATAAATAGAATCTCTACACCCTCATTTGAGAAACCAAAAGCAGGGATACGCTGAGGCTTATCTGAAGGCTTCAACTTACTCCAATCTGCCATATAGTAATATCCTTCGATATCTCCATCCTCATTACATTTCTCTGCTCTTAGTGTCTCAACAGGGAAGTGTTCTACTTGTAAGATTTTAGAGTGATCTTTAGAATACACTACTTGCATCGCTGCACCACCCATTAGTTTTAAATCGTATGCTAACTTACGAACGCAGTCTTTAGAGAATAAAGACATCATCTGTGCGTACTCATCTGGTTTACGATTAGAGTCAGTAGCATCTAACCCTTTTCCGTAAATCATCTCTGAGATACCGTTGATAATTGCGTTGTTTGTAGCTGACCCGTTGTATCTATCAATTAAATACTGATAGTAGTTATTGTCCTCTCCGTAATTTACCCAATCACGATTCTTTTGCTCTGTGATTTTAGGTGATGTGTAAGTACTAAAGTTTACGACTCTTAAATCGTTATGTACCTTATTTTGTGTTCCTCTACTCATTAGATTATGATATAGTCATTATCGTAAGAATCTTCTGTAACATACTCTCCGTTATTTACTGAGTAATCAGCAATCGTTTGATCTGTACAGAATATCTTGTCTTTATATATAACGCTTGACCCTTCCTTTATTGTCAAATCGTAAAATCTATTTTCAGTCAAAGCATATTCGTTTTGAATAACTAAATATCCCTTGTCCTCATAATATCCTCCTACACTATTCCAATTCAAATTTACTGTTTGCCACTCCTCATCGGTATTTTCCCACTCCATTGATTCAAGAGTGTAAGTAGTTTCAGTATTTGTAGAATCGTCTCTTAAAATAAGAGTAACATCATCTGGATATTCTCTTGGGATAATCCGTATCGTTTGCTCTGCTGTGCTTGTTGTTAGAATTATCATTTTAGCTTCTTATATCTATATAACGAATCAAATCTAATTATTTGCATAGGGACATAAAAAAAGGGAGCATATAGCTCCCCTTAATTATTCTCATATCAAAGATTAAACCGCAGTAGGTGCAGGTTCAATAGGTGATGAAGCCGAATCAGTAACCGCAGTCGTTAAAAATGCAGGTGGGTCTTTCTCAAGAGCTTCAAAAGTCAAAGTGAATCCTGAGTAGTCTCCTAAGTTAGCACCCGTTGCTAATGAACCTCCTGTAAGGTCTGCTCCGTGTTCCAATCCGATAACCATTTGCTGACCATTATAGTCCTCTACGATAATGTGAGGTCTTGCAGCAGCTAATAGTTTGATTTCGTCTTGAGTTGCAGAGTCAAGAACAGGTAACTGAATGTTTACCGTTTGTGTGTAGAAAATAGAGTTATTTTCACGAGAACCGTTAATAGAAGTTTCAACAGATGATGCACCTCGTAGGTCGTAACCATACCAAGTACCACCACTAACTGCACCTCCAGAAACGCTTAGACCACCGTCAACAAAAGCTGAAAAGAGAATCTTTTTAAGACCTCCTACTGCCTTTGCACAAGGGTATTGTCTTCCCGTAAGTGATAATGAACAAGCCATAAGTTTTATAAATTAAAAAAGGGCAGGTAGGCTCAAGTCGGCTTACCTACCCTATTTTGTTAGACAATTAAATTAATTAAGCAGTAGGAGTGTAAAGTACGATATCACCACCGATTCCGTATTGTACACCTGCTGTGAAGCGCATAATTACTCGAACATTTTGCGACCCGTCAAGATCAGCCATATCAAGTAGTTTAACTTCGTTATGGTCAGATAATAGACCTGTACCGAAGTATAGGTTAGATTTCTGAGCAGCTACGATGTAATCATCATCCATACCTTGAGCTACGAATAACTTAACTCCATCAAAAGAAAGACCTCCGTTATTCCACCATTGAGTACCTTGATTGTTTATACCGTTTGCACCTAATCCGTTTGCTCCGTATCCGCCTAAAGCACGAACATAATCACGAGCAACTGATTGAGAAACATAAAGATATAAATCTTCTTTTCCGTAAAGTGCAGAAGGAATAGCATCTACTACTTTTCCTAACTCAGTAATTACATTAGAAGCAGTAATACCACCTGAAACACCTGCTACATCAATTACATCTGAATCAGCAGTCGCAAGAGTAACGATACCGTCAAACTCACCTGCGGTTGCAGTTGCACCACCCCAGATGTTTTGCTCTGTTTTCTCAGCTACAAGACCTGCGACGTGAGCGATGATGAAGTCAGAGAAAGCAGGAGGTAGGCTATCAAATGCAGAGTATCCCATTTGTACAGCTTCCCAATCTGAGTGAAAGTCTTTCTTACAGAATTCTAAGTTTACTTGGAACTCCTCAGGAGCAAGAATGCGCTCAGTAAGAGTTACAGTAGCCGTGTCTGTGAAGTCGCAAGTAGCATCTTTGATTACATTAGAATCAGTAGCTACTTTTTTGATAACCTCTTTAAATTTTACATTAGGTTTTACCTCGATACCACCGTTTTCGATAGTAGAACCACTTAGAAGAGCAGCAGCGATATATTTACCTGCAAACTCCCCTGCGTAGGTTGAAGTGATTGAAGTTGTTGTTGCCATTTTGGTTTATTTAAGTTTTAATTATTTAAGATTAGCGAGCTTAGCGAATACTCGATCACGAGTTGATTCTGCTCTTTTATTTGCGATATTGAAAGCCTCTTTTTGTGCTTCCGCTTCTGGATTGTGCTTAAGTGGAGTAGCAGCAGGAGTAGCAGATAATTCTTCTTTTACTTGCTGTGCCATTTCTTCTTGAGCTTTAGCCTCATCAACAATTACACGAATCTCGTCAATCATTGATTTAACTTCTTCCATCGCTTCCGCAAATTCCTCTTTCTTAACATAACCCATCTCTTGAGGCAGTTCCTCTTCAATAGGCATTTCTTCAGCAGCTTCTACTTCCTCTACAGGTGCTTCTTCTGCTTCTGCTTCCGCAGCCTTTAGTTCCTTAATGATTCCCGCTTCTTCTACAACAAGAATACGACCATCCTCTAAAGCATATTCACCTACAGGTAGAGCGATCTTATCCTCTTCTGTGATGATGAATACTTCTTTTTCAGGTGCGAACTCCTCTGCTTCGATTACAGTACCATTTTCTAAAGACATTTGAGCTAACTCTACTTTCTCAATAACTTCTTGTGTTACTTCCTCAGCAGATAACTCAATGCCTAATACATTTTTAATCTGATTTAGCATTTCTGTTGGTTTCATATTTATATAACGATTAGTGATTTTTATTTTGCATTTTCGTTACTCTGTTCCTCTTGTTCTACCTATGCCCTGCGCCCACAGAGAGCCATCACAGCACTTTTTTGAGTAGGTGTTCTTATCCTTACATAGGCAACCACGAGAACTGCTCTTAGGACTCGAGTATGAAGGTGTTTTATCTTTATGCATAACTCTGTGTCTTTTGTATGAAGTATATTATATCCCAAACACTCGCAGTTCCTCCGATTGCTTGAATTTTCCACTCTGAACCATTAGACACAAAATTAGAATCAGCATAGTACTGAACCATAAAATGCTCATCGTGTTCTACATCGTTTCCTTTAGGGAAAGGAATATCAGCACCTACTCTTCTGTAAGGTGTGCCATTTTCAGCATCTAATTGTAATCTTAAAAAGGTTTGGTTTGCATTTGGAGCAGATGCCTTAAAAACAACTGTAAATACATATACATCATTTTCGTTATCCGCTAAAACTTTATTTGTAGTGCCATTGTAATAGTCTATACCTGTATAGCTCCTATATACTGTTGCTGCGTTGTTAGGGAGTGTAATTTCTGTGTCTTGTGCTAAAGACAGCTTATTTGATGAGGTATATTGTCCATCATCGTATCTTGTCCATCCAAGACCTGTACCTACTCCTGATTGTGGATATAACTTTACCCACTCTCCATCGTAAACAGTCCATACTCCTGCTGAGGTTGTTACATAAGCACCTTCTTCAATGTTGTATTGTAGTCTTACCGCTTCGGTATCTACATCTGCTTGTACTTTATAAGATGTGTTGGTTATTGTTGCCATTATCTACCTTGTCCTCTGTATTGTTTCTTATAGTTCTTAGAAGTCTTAGATTTACTCATCTTGGTTTTAGCTTGTAATCCGTGCTTCTTAGTTTTCTTAACCTTTATGTATATCGTCTTCTTAGGCATTACTTAATAGGTACGCAGTTAGGTACTAATCTTCCATTCTTCTCTTTCATTCCTATCATCTCGTATCCTGCTTGACAAGGTTTTTTAAGGTCAATGAGATCAAGGTCTTTTAGTTTCGCCTCAGCCCAGCGTCTTCCCGCTTTACCACCCCATAGTAAATACGAAATAGTGCCACAAGCACTTGTATCGCTTTCATCATAGTATTCCTCTGCTCTTGATAAGTAAGAGTACATTCTCTTAATAGTCTCTACAGAAATAGGTTCTCCTTTTGCAAGTTGTTGCGCTCTGATCTTACCTACTTGAGTAGCACACTTGTTATTATTCTTTTCGTTCAAGTCAATACCTCTCTTAGCATTGTTCTTAACCGCATCTGGATAATCAGAGTAAGATTCCATTTCTATTTTCTTACCACCCTTTACTCTTTTGTCTCCTTTGATGATTGCTTTTACTTTAGCAAGTAGTGTCTCAGCTTCTTCTTCTTCAATCTTACTTAATGATTCTTCAATCGACTCTTGAGGTCTTGGTAGCTTATCCGCAAAGTATCCTTCAATCGAAAAGCCTTTTACTCGACCTGTCTTTACATAGTCATTCCAAACCTCCTCATTGTTTACCTTAACCGCTCCCATCAAAGTACATACAGGTACATTCATATCATATACTCTGCTCTTATCCTTATCCTCATCTTCTACAATCCAAGACTCGACAAGTGATAATCCATTAAGCGGTAATTGGTGTTCTAATGTTGAATTGTTCTGATTCCCCTTCATTAAGAACATCTCAGCAGTCTTACGGATAGTATCTTTAGAGAAATACACATAGTACTCCTCCTCTCCGTTTTTTCTGTAGATTGGCTTATTAGGTACAAGTAACGCACCCATAAGGATACGCTTCTCTTTATCTACCTCAGCAAGTTTAATCTCTTGATTGGCTAATGCTACAAAATCTTCTTCTATTGCAGGGTTCTCTACTACCGAGATAGCTTCTACTCCTGCTATTTCGTTTTCTTCATCTAAGATGAGTTCAATAATCTTCATATCTATATAACGACTTTGTTAGTTTGTTTTGTCTTTTAAATACTCGCCTCTCTTACGGTGTTACGCTCAAGAGATTGTGCAGTTGTTACATCACCTGCTACTACATACGCACGAACAGGCTCTTTCTCTTGTCCGCTTATTGTTTGTGCTAATTGATTGATACTTCCTGCTCCTACTGTGTTAATCTGAGGAGGTGCTGATACTGCGACTCCTGCTCCACCACCGAAGCCTCCACCTGCTGCAACTACAGGAATAGGTGTTTGTTGCATAGCTCTCACCGCTTGGAATCCAGACGCAAGTACTGTAGCAGTCGATGCAATCTTCTGGATAGTACCAAATGGCTCAGGAATAGTAGTAGGGTTTTTAAGAACCTCAGTAACCCCTTGATAAGTGTTTATAATCGCTTGGGCAATACCCGCAGCTTTACCTGCTTTACTATTCTGTCCTAAGATACCCGCAATAGCTCCAAATGTTTGAGAGGCTAATTGTAATTTCTGATCGGCAGTTATTTCATCTACTTTTTGCTCTTGTTCTTTGCCTGCTTGGTATATTTTTAAACCCTCTGAAATACCCTTTGATTGTAAGCGTGTTTCTGAAGCTATTTTATTTTGAAAGTTAGCTACTGCTAATTCATTCTCATCTTTTATCTTTTTATTATTCTCTTGTCTATCAGCAAACTCTTTCTTAACTCTTGCTTCCTCTTCAGCTGCTGCTTTATCCTTTCTTGCTTTCTCCTCTTCCGCAATTCGTGCCTTTTCCTCTTCTGCTGCTTTAGTAGCTGCAACATCTTTTTGAGCTATAAGTACAGCAAGCTGAGTTTGTGCATCAAAGTACTCTTGAGAGCCTTCTTGAAAAGCAGATAATCGTCTTCTTTGATTCTCTATCTCTAAGTCAATAGTATCTTGACCGTAAGCCTTTAATACCGCTATAGCTCTTTCTGTTTCTTTGATCTGTTGCTCGGTTGAGAACTCTGTATAAGACTCTGCTTGTAATCGTGCGAATCTTGCTGCATCACCTAATGATAGAAATATATTTTTAAGACTCGTAGTTACAGGTACTACATCACCTGTTAACTTAGAAGCATATTTAGCTAATGCACCCGTAGCTGAAACTACCGCAGTAGTAACTAATACCACAGGGTTTGCTAAGAAAGCAGCGTTAGCTTTTATCTGAGCGACCGTTACCGCAGTAATTCTACCTCTAAATTGTTTATACACCTCTGATACATCTCTTACTCTTGAAGCAAGACCACCTGTAGCAGCATCTAATAAACTTATAGCAGCACCCGACTCACCAACTTCTTGACCGAGACCTTTGGTTTCCTCAGTAGCTTGTTCAGCAGCTTTATCTACTCTTTCCAGAGCATCCTCTACCCGATTAAGACCTTGTACCGCCTGATCGGATTTTACTACTATTTCTATTTCCTTCTTTACTGCCATTTATATATCTTTTTTTGATGTTTGTAAATCTCAGAGAATGTCTTAGGGAAGTAGTACTTACCCTTTGCGATTCTGATATTCTCAGTTTCTCCTTGTGCTAATTCTAAGAGTTCTAATATGTTTTTTATCATTAGACTACATTTAGTAATTCTAAATCACTCTCTCCTGTGTTGAGGTTAGTAGTGATTGAGTTGATTTTATATTCTCTTGTTGCTATTCTAAGCGTATCTGCTAATGTGTAACTAATAAGAAACCCAACAGGTAAATAAGACTTTACTTTTGTTAATCGTCTCTTAGAGTTGAATACATCTGAAATGTAATCTTGATAGTAATTAGCAAATAGCGACCCATCGAAAGTTCCCGTAGGTGTGTACTCATTAATCTCTACTGAGAAGTGGCAAGTATCATCGTCTGTTGTTGAATTAGTAGATACTGAATTGCTTGGTATCGTGTAATCGTCTATATCAGTCTGAGAGCTTGTCAAGTCATTCAAGAATCGAATCTCAGTACCATTTGTAATTTGAATAGGATAGAATAGTAAAGGCTGACCGAAATATGGGTCATCGTTATCATCTACATACCACCCGAATTGTACATCTGTATTAGCACCTCCGTTTGCATCCTTGATGCGTGAGTACTGTGCGTGTTCAAAAGGTAGCGTAACCTTGTAAACC